CTACTTTTTCAACTGGACCGAATAGACCTTCTAAAACAAGTTGGTGCGTCAGTGTCCCGTCTAGGGTGCCTGTAAGACCAAATCTATACCTGCATAGGTGTAACTTGGTCATAATACCAGTAAGAGACTTTGCCTTAAACATGTGAGCTTCATCACCAATGACACACCCAAAATCTTCAAAATACTTCGTTGGCATCTTATAGAGAGATTGCCATGTTGATATTACAACATCCTTTGTAACCTTACGGTCATGACCCTGATATACCTTTTGACAGTATGTACCAGAGCTCCATCCATAGTCCTCAAAATCTGTGTACATCTGTTCTACTAGTGAAGTGGTAGGAACTAGTATTAGAGTCTTTAAACCCATCATGTGGTAGTAACGAACCAGAGAATATATTACTAATGATTTACCCGAAGCAGTAGGACTAACAAGCAGAGCACGATTTCTGGAAATACCATGATATACGGCATCAATTTGGTAGTCACGAACTTTGAGACTCTTTCCTCGTGATTTAGGTTTGAGTGATCTGATAAAGTTTCTAACACTCTCACGAATAATATTCCGCTCATTCTCAACCCCCTCTTCAAGTATATAATCTATTCCGTTTTTTCTGCAAAACCCTTTGATATATTCTAATAATCCTACATATATTTCTCCCGTTGCTGGAGAGAACAATCGTATCTTTCCATCCCACATACGACTGCGATACATGGGCATAAATTTAAAACCAGGCACTTCAAAGGTAAAAAATGAAGTTAATTCCTCTCTAGTAGAATCTTCTATATCAGAGATAACTAGATATACTTCATTCTTCTTAGATATACGCATTTTGTAATGTGTGGGGTTCACCATAATGTCCTCTTATTAATATATTCCATGCAATGCTTATGCGTTCATTCGGAGTGGGTGGAACCCAATGCATAAGCCAAGATGGAAAGAATAACGCAGTGTTTACAACTGAGTTAAATTCTATCATATTTGAGTTATCCCAATCAGGTATGTTTCTTGGTTTTAAAATCGATGATGCTGGTCTTGGGTCAAAAAATTGAATAGGTGAACCTGATTGCAGATAGTAAACACCAGATAGAAAATTATTAGAATGAGTATGCGGTGCGTGAGTCTCTCCCTCTTTTAATTTATTACCCCACATATTAGTTATCTCAAGTTTATCAAATTCATAACCACCATCCTTTAAAATTTTTTCAGATGATATCAAAATATTTTCTACTAGAGGTTTAAAGTAAGATATCTTGTGTAGTTCATCATCACTCCCCTTCTCTAGACAGGCAATCATATTCTTTCTATCAAATTTAAGAATATCCATTTTAACTTCGTGAATAGAAGTTGGAAAACACTTGTAAGTTTTTACATCAACCACGATACGATACTCCAACGAGTTCCCTTTGTTACAACCTCAGCTTCATGTGGATACATAAAGTTTGACGGAAACACAACAGCAGAACGAGCTATTGGTTTTATTTTTTTATCTGCAACTATAAATTGGCCACCTTCATAGTCATCGTTAAGATACAAAAGAACAGTTGCATGTGGATATCCGTAGTGCTGGCCGTGACTATGATGAATGCTATCATAGTGGCGTGACATGAACCCACCTTCTTTATAACGATTGATACGAAAGTTTGTGAGGTGTTGCACAGAAAAAAACGGATGGTCTGTTATGTATTTATTAATCGAATCAACAAAACAGGATTTGAGAGGTTCATACAATTTATGTGTATTATGAATCCAGAACTCATCCATGTTCACTCGTTTATCTGAGTTTTCTACTTTACCTGTTTGGTTTGCATATTCAGACTTTTGAAAATCTAAATCAGCACTCATCACTTCATCTATCAAAACTTTAGGAACTATGTTTTTATATTCCATAACAAAATTTTCAATGTCCATTAGATCATCCCAGCCTCAAACTCAAAAAATGAAGTTAACTCCTGCCGAGTAGAATCTGTCATCCTATCTAGGACTAGGTAGACTTCATTCTTCTTAGATATACGCATCATCTTACAGTATCATTGGGTGAATCGTGACTACAATGCTTATGACATACCCCTGGCGCTTTATCTGGTTCTTCTTGTAGTAGTTTATAAAAATCTAACCACTCTTTAGATTGTATAATATCTATAATGTTATTATTATTGATTATTTTTAATTTTTCTTGAAAAAAAATATCGTGAGCGGGGCCTTTACTATTTGGGTCGCCATCTATCCAACAACAGGGAGTTAAATATCCCCGTGCTGAATGTCCAAGGCATTGCGTTTTACCTTGAATGTCGGGATTTACACATTTTGGTTTAAGCACAATATTCATCCCTTGGTTTATAATTTTTCATATTTAGCCGCCACCTGTTAGAAAATGATAATCTAAATTCTATACCATCATCTTCTGCCATCTTCTTTGATTGTTCAATATGATCTTGATTATAGTTGAAAACAATATATTGCCATTTAATATGAATACCCATATTTGCACCCAATTTCATCATCTCGTAAATGTGAACACCATTTTGATTGATACGATGTTTATGACTTTCTTCGGGTAAACCATCCAATCCAAAAATCCATTTTGTATTCATTCCAGAACGATGAAAAGCCTCTTCATAAAACTCTTTCTTTTTATGAGAAGTAGCAGTGTGAATATCAAGTTTTATACTATGACATAGAGATATAAACCCTAGGATATTTGGGTGTGACATTGGATCAGATTGTTGACCACAAAATTCTAGATATGTAAATCCACTATCAATAAACTTTTGCAAATCTTCCACTGTCATGTCATTAAACAAATGTCGGTGTCTATTATACCAGAGGCCCTGTCTCATACATGTTGGACACTGTAAAGGACAACGATTAGTTATATCAAGATTAACAGGTTTTTCTAAAAAACCTCTTTCCAGAGTAGGAAAAATCATATCATCCCAGCCTCAAACTTCTTCCAATCGGTGGCATTACGAATATCCCACCCACGATTATCAATAGATTTAATCACACCCTTACAGTAATCTACACATGATTCGTAGTAACCAATTTTGTTTGAAATTCTGAGGATATCATCATCGCTCTGTATATACATAACAAGGTCTGTTTTCATAACTTTGATGTCAAAGGGTTTTGCAGCATATATCTTCGCATCAGCCTTACCACCATAGTATTCCCATTTCTGGCGATACATTTGTTGGTGGTCAGTCTTTGTTTTGATGAGAAGAAGTTCAAAGTCTGCTTTGAAGTCAAGCCACTTCTGTTTAATCATTTGATTTTTATAGGATTCCTGATCGATGTGTTCTAGATCAGTTACAGGGAGGTCTACTCTTGCGGTATTCTTTAATGTATCTAAATTCATATTTACCCCATAATAAAAAATTGAGCAGTTTGGTGTCTCTCATATATTATATTGACCCTAGTGAGTTCGAACGAGTTGTCACTAGTAATTAAGTCTAAGATTTGATAAAATTTGTTAAAGCTTACCAAATCTGCTCGTTTTTATTTATACACCCTCAAATTTATAGATTTGGTATGCAAAGGTTGCAGTAGTAGTTAAGTACTCAACATCTGTAGACCCCTGTGTATAATCTAATGCACCTAATGAGATAGGAAATATATTTTGAAATACTACATTTAAAATAGGATTGTTCTTGTTGGAGAGTAACATAAGAAAGGCATCTGAATACATTGATTTGTCTGGTGTTGCAGAACCTATAATGTCAACTGAGGGAGTTCTTCCTCCAGCCGGTGTCATTGATGTTACATCTCTATGTGTTCTAAACTCAGACCTGTTTGATGGAAAACCAATTCCCGTCATCCAGTTATGAAGCGACTGATAATTTTCTAGATACTCATCCACAATAAATGTAATCTCAAGATTAGAATATACAAGTTTCTCACCCATGATTGGAATATTCTTAAAAGGATTTGCAATATCTATTGCGGTAGCTTCAATCCCTGGTAAGTTTGCATTAACGGTAAAAAACTCAACTTTTGGGAGTTGATTAATACCAAAGCGAAACTGAGTTGGACTTGCATAGTCTAACTTGTCTGGTTGTCTTGCGAGAGGTGATGATGCTGTTGCCATATTACTATTTATAATAAAAAAAAGGGGAGAGCAAAAGCTCTCCCCCTCTAAGTTTGTAGTCAAGTTTCTTATTAGAAACCAATCTTACATCAGATTGGATACTTTGACTCTGCGATACCAAGCATTGGTATTAGCATCCAGTGAAGCATCGGTATTAACCGTGTCACCAGCAGCAACCGCACCCGCACCAGCGAATGGATTAGCAGCAAGACCATAACGTGTCTTGAAACCAATCTTGGGCTGGAAGCTATTCTCACCAACCGCACGGACCATCTGTAGGGGAACGTATGGGCAGTAGAAGAAGCCAGCATCGTAAGGCGATGTGCCCTTATAACCAACAACATAGTACTGAGAAGCAGCTACGTTGGCAGCATATGGATCAACATAGACCTTGAAACGACCATTCATCACACCAGCGAATGTGGAGGATGTGTCATCTACGTTAAGGTTGTTGTTTAGAGCAGGTGTGTAATCAAGAACACCAGCCATCTGAAGAGCAGAAGCAACGTCAGCTGAAACGATCAGCATGTTACCCTTGCCGCGACGAGTCTGTTGACCAATCGCATTGGCGTCACGCTCGATCTGGAACATCAGACCCTTGAACTTCTCAACTGACCAACGACCATTTGAGTCGGTGTCCAAATCGAAAGTACCAGCAGTAGTAGTATTAACCTGAGCACCCGCAACCGCTGTAACATACAGCGAACGGATAACTTCACGGTTGATTTCAGCAAGAATTTCTGTGCTGAGAATGTTAGCAAGCTCTGTCTCGGCGTCAAGACCATGAATTGCCTTCAAGTCCTGTGCAAGTTCCATTGTGTACTCAGCCTTTAGAGCACGAGAAACTGCCGTAACAGTGGACTTCTCAATTGAGAAAGCCATCTCACCGAAAGCATTAGCGCCGCTATCACCAAGAGCTTCTCCCTGGGCCCGTGTCATACCTGTTGCAGAAGTATAAGTTCCGACAGGACTGTCATTTAGAACAGCAGGATTAGTCTCAGTAGCACCAACATCACCACCACCGATTGTACCGGCTTGGTTCTGATTGGAACGACCAGCAGCGCCTGGAAGTGACTCATCAACGAGGGCTTCTGCACCATCCTGAGATAGAAGAGAGGAACGCATGGCAAAGATCAAACCCGTTGGGCCTGTCATTGGCTGCACACCACAAACGTCATAAGCAATGAGGTTAGGCATCGCACGACGAACTAATGAGATCAAAATTGGATCCCATGTGTCCATCTGTCCACCACCCATGCTGTTGCCGGGTGCTGTCTCTGAGAGGAAAGAACGATCCTCACGCATTGACTTCTCTTGGTTTTCTAGAATTAGTGTGGTAACTGCCCGCTTATAAGAATCCGTGATCTTTGGTAGATCGGGGTGTTCTAGGACTGGCTGCCACTTTTCTTGTAGATGTTCTGTACGAAACATTTGTTTCTCCTTTATGATTTACATCTGTTTATAATATTATTGGGCACGCTTTTTGTTACGACTAATTGCCGACATGTAAGCGCCCATAGCTTCAGTCGTATCAATGTCCTGTGCGGTGCCACCATCTTCATCATCTAAAGCCTGTTCAACAATCGTCTTAGGAAAATAACTTTCCTTCAAGGTGTTGAGTTTTGCACGAAAGGACTCTTCCGAAACAAAGTCAACATCTTCTGTTAATGACTTAAACTTCTCAATTTCCGTAACGGTCAAATCTTCGGAAACCTCAGATACAACCTGTTCCCGAACCAATTGAGACTTAACATTGGTAAGAGCGATATTCTGCTCAATAACAGTGTTAACTTTCTCTTCTAGTTCAGTAATTTTGTCCGACTGTGCTTCGAGAATGTCATATTTCTCATTAGGCACGTCAATATAATGATCTTCAAACAACTGTTTCAGTCCAGAAATAAAGTCCTCTGCAATCTCGCCCTTCAAACCGCGCTCAATTGCTAACTCGTTCTCTTTCGTCCATTCCTCTACAACGTAGTTGAGATAAGTATCTACCTTTTCTGTAATAGCATCAAATGACTCTTCCTGTTTTACTTCAAACTCAGAAGCCATCACTTCGTGAATACGAGTGATTTCTTCCCGTGTCTTTGATTTAACCGCAGCTTCAAAGATTGTTGCTGCTTTGTTTTTGAATTCTTCAGAAAGACCTTCGCCATCTACGAGAGCAGCAACGTCTTCCTTAACACTAATGGACTTAATCTTCTCTTCGATCTCGTCCTTTGCATCCTCAAGTTTCTTGAGTTCTGAAAGTGCATCTTCGTCCATCTCTTCTTCATCAGGAGCATCAGGAGCCATCATATTCTCATATGCGGCTTTCAGATCGACGGCTTTCATACCTTCCATCTTCTTCATCATCTCAGCTTTGAGCATATCTTTCGTCATGCGTTTTGCTTCAGCAACAACCTCGCCCTCTTCTGGTACATAACCAGCAGCAAGTTTCTTAGGAGCATCAGCCTTGGCTGCGCCCTTCTTTTGTGCATCGCTATCTGTTGATTTTGCGACCTTAGCTGCAACATCCGTTGGAGATGATTTTGCTTTAGGATCAACAACTGCTGGTCCTCCATCAATAACTTCACCGCCAGGTGTTACTGCATCAATCTTCTTCTTAGCTTCCGCTGGAGCAGCACCCTTAGTCTGAGCATCACTCGCTTCTTCGAGCTCTGCAAGCACTTCTGCTTCAAGCTCTTCAATTGTTTGTTCTAGTTCCGACATAGGGTGTCTCCTTACCTAAGTTCTGTTGATTATTTATAAGTTAAAGTCTTTTAAGAAACTTTGCGAAGGCTAAAGCTTCCTTGTTTGCGTTCCTTTGACGTTGCTTCACATCAAATTCTCTCTTCATTTCTACCATTTCCGATTCCAACAACGCTCCATTGTTCCAAACCCACTCCTTACCTTCCATAATACCTTCAACAAAAGCGTTTGGTGCGGAAGGATCAGCAACAATGTCTGCTGCTGTTGCGAGATAGAAGTCATCCCGCACATAACTTGCTCCGCCTTTTTCGTCTAAACTACCCATTCCCCGTGAGGAAACACCTAGTTTTGCACCTTCGTCCATAAGACTCTTCACAATCTCACCCATAGGCGTAGACATAATCTTCGCCTCTCCAATAAAGTTCTTTCCATCTGGTGTCAGGGAAGTTATCATATGAGACACACGCTCTAGATTGACGGTTGGTCCGTCTGGATGTCCAAGTTCACCAAATGCACGTTTCTCATTGACAAAATTCTTGTTATACTTTCCAACTTCCTTCTGAAGAATTTCCATAGGATACACCCGACCATTACGGTTCTTGATGTCAGCCTGCATAAAGATACCACGAATCTTGTAGGACTTACTACCGTCTTCCTTTGCTTCGCAGATATACTCTACGTCTTCGACTGCCTCTGAAAATAGTTTCATTGTTCTATCCTTACGCTGTATAGTTTTCGTCTTTTTTGAATTCGATGATAACAAAACCAGATGTACCAAAAGTAGTTATTTGATGGTTACCAGAAGTTTCGGTTGTGTTTGCAGCAGTGCCGGGGATAACGCCAGCAGAACCATCATAGTGTCCAGTTCCGGCAAGTCTAATCTGAACAATATCTGTTCCAGAAGATACTTCTTGAATTTCAACATGACCAGTATCATCATCAGCACTACCTTGAGTCAATGCCCACCAAATTCTGGCGATATGTAGTTTTGCACCGTCCGCATGGCCACTCAGAGCACTTGCATCTAAAATAGCACCATCTGCTGCAGCATCATCTTCGATATCAACTTTAATTGTAACTGTTCCACCAGCGCCGGGTGCATTAACGACAGTATCTCTGAGTATTCTTGTAACAATAGCCATTCTTATCCCCTAGATCGCTAACATTTCTTTTTCAAAATATCCAAGAAGTTCCCTCTCAGGAACTTTATATTTCTTAGATACATCAGTAATTGTTCTTTCAAAACTATTTAGGAAATCCGAAGGTTTCGCATCCATTTTTTTAAACAAATTGTCTACAGCATCCTTCATTTTAGGCGAAAGACGCTTATATTGATTTGATTTCTTATGCTCATCTCTCTCTACAACCGTAGATTTATAGATTTCCTCAATCCGTTTCATTTGTTTCCACACTTGAATTAACAAAAGTCTTTGATACTTCCTTGCGTTTAATCTCCAATGCATCACCAACCTTTGCAGCCATCGCAACATTAAATGCGGTTTCTGCTCCAATATTATCACCCTTTGAAATTGAATCTACAAAATCTCTACTCATTATTCATCTCCTTTATTACCGAATCTTACGGTATCATCTGGAACACCATCTTGTTCTGGTTCCTCATAGTCTGGCATCTGTTCTGGCGAAATAACACCACCATCACCACCCTGTGGATAACGTGTAATACCGTCACCATTATCTGGTAATGAAACTCCACCGTCCATTGGATCAGTTTTAAGTTCTGTAGCAATCTGGTCACGCATTTCTTTAATTTGTGCATCAGTAAGATTTAGAACCTTCCTCAACACATACTCTTTACTAAAGAATGTACCAATATATGACTGAATAGAATCAAGTGTGCTAATTCGATCATTTAGAAGTTCTGCATCCTTCAACTCTGCAAAGTGGCCATCTTCCATGAAGTCATACTGAATATGCTCTTGCATCCTCGGCCAGTCTTCTGGTGAGATTACACCTTTAAGGAGTAGGTTAGTCTTGAGCAAGTCAGTGAACAAGGGAGTGAATTTCTTCCGAATCCGTTGAACAAACTTGGTAAATTTAAGTTCGTCACGGGTAATCTCTGAAGCCCTTCCCATACTGAACCCATTTTCTGCTTCGAGCCTACTGATTGGCACATTGAGGGAACGGTATAGTTTTCGTTGGAAATATACGATGTCATCAATCTCCCCTAGATTAGAACCGCCGGGCAGAGTAGTAATCTCCGTTCCTCTACCACCCTCACGCCGTGGAAGCCAGAAATCCTCCAACATACTCATATGATTTCTGTCGTCCCGAATTTCACCTGTCGATGCATCATAGACAAGCTTATTACGATAACGGTTCATAACATCTTTTAGATACTGTTCTGCTTTGACCTTTGGTAGATTACCAACATCAATATAGAAAATCCTACGTTCTGGTGCGCGAGAGATACGATAGATAACAATCGCATCTTCAATCATACGCAACTGGTTAACTGGTTTGATTGCCTTATGTAAATAAGAGATAACTCTACCAGAGTTGTAATCAAGTAGGCCTGATGGAACATACGCAACTGAATCAGAAGCAATCCTAATACCTTGATTATTTCCTGAGCCAGAACTAGATGCAAATCCCTTGTCATTATAGATGAAATATTCATCTACTTTTGTTACCATTTCAATACCATGATTCTTTGGATCAGGGTCTTTTTGTGTCTCTTTAACTTTACGAATCTTAGTAGGATCAATATGTCTTAACTGTTGAAGACCCCTCTTTGGGTCTTTAGAATCAATAATTTTGTGATAGTAAATCCGTCCGTCGATATACCACCGACGAAAAATATCGTGACCCTTTTCACCAAAATTGAGAAGCCTTAGGACTTCACTAAATTCTGCTCTAATTCTAGTTTTAATTTTTTCTGAATAAGGTAGATTGTGTAAATCTATATTAACAGGAATGTCATTAAGGTTTGAAATAATACCTTCATTTACAATATCTTCAATCGCAGCATCACACTCCGATTGCATCGAAATGTCTCTATAACGGCGAATGAGGTCAAGGTCATTTTTCTCCCGTCCATCTGTATCTAAAACAGATGAAAAGAAACCGCCGCCAGCAATCTCAGTTGCGCCATCATCAGAAGAGGAGTCCGTGAAAGTTTTTTCACGGGCCCCTTGATCCTTTAATGCCTTCTGTATTGTAAATCCGAATAGTTGTGCCATAATCTTTTTATCTCCTACTGTCTATTTAGTAGGTTCAAATTAGAAGTTAACGCCGGATGCTTCAAAGTGCTGATATCTCCAAGTTACTTCAAATTCTTCTACACCATTTTCAGTAGCCATATCCAATGTAATTGCTGCACCACTAGTTGTTGGCCAAGCGTTTCGGAAGATATAAGTTTTCAAAATTGTTTCATCACGGTCCAACTGTTCTACAGTAAGATCAGTCTGATAATCAGCTGTAGAAATAACACCAGTATTCAGTGCAAAATCATTGATACCATTATTCCACCGTTCAATTGCATTTTTAATCATAAAGTCAGTATCATTATAGAATGTAGTTGTCCAAGTTTCTGGTTCAGAACGATCACCCGCCAGATAAATAGTACGACCACGGAACTTCAACGGTATTTCTGTAATAGTTGTAGAAGGCAAAGTACTTGCCTTTACAAGAAAAGACGTTCTACGAACATCAAGTCCAATTGCTATACCAGCTGGTGGAGTAAGAGTTACCCGAAACTGGTTGGTTCTTGCACCACCACCGATTAGATTAGCTTTGAAATCATCTATGTTTGCCATGATTAACCTCCTACCTCACTAAACGCAACACCAGTTCGAACGGCGATGAAGTTTAGTGTAATAAAGTTGATTGCCCTAGCAGGCTTGATATAGATGTCTCCAATAAACTCGTTTCGGTCAATGACCTCACCAGTATTATTAGTTGAATCACAAACTACCTTAAAGTCAAAAATACCTCTACGACCCTGTACATCTCTCAAGAAGGGTTCTACCAGATTACGAAACTGAGCTCTTGTAAACTCATCGTTGAATTCAAAGAGTTGGAACTTAGCAGCAGTGGCAATTGCTTTTTCAAGAACAAGGAACAGTCGGCGCACGTTAATGCGGTCAAATGCACTTGGTTTTGTGAGAGCAGTCTTATCACCAAAGAGTGTAACACCTTGGCCGGGGAAATCAACAACTGGGTTGATCCGAGCCTTATAGAGGATGTCACGATCTGCTTTCTGTGGGTTATAAGAAAGTTTGATTGCACTACGAACACCACCACGATTGTAACCCGCTGGTGAGAACCAAGGGTCTGCAATACTATCTGTAAATGCACAAAGACCAGCAGTATCACCGTTCAAAGGAACATGACGATATACATCGTTGTACTTATCATACATGTACTTGTATCCACTATCGAATACCATGTACGAAGATGATGGGCACTTATCAAATGCGTTTTTTACATTTGTCGTCTGAGTGATGGATGATGTAACACCGACTGTTGCAGCACGATAAGGTGATGCAAAACCAACACAATCCCTACGCAATTCACAAAGGTCTGTGATCATTGTAACGTGTGTATCCTGACCAGCTTCTGTATCTGCAACAGCAGAACTTGGTCCACCTAATACGAGGTTGATGTCAAGGTTTTCTGTGTCAGCAAACTTGTCATAAGCAATTTCTATCTCACCAGCAGTAACGGAGTAATCATCCAATCCACCTGACAGAGTGTCAACATTAACACCAGATACTAATGTGTAGTCTGTACCTGTTGCAATGTCTGTACCCCAGTTAGTACCGCCAGAGATGTGATCTGTCCAGTAAATAAATCCAGAACTACGGAAGATAACATCTGCATAGTAGTTATTTCCACCCTGTGTTGTCTTCGCAGCTGAGTTTTTAGACATAGCAGGGAACACTTCGATAACCGAGCTTGTACGTTGTCCTTTAACATCAACATCGTAACCTGTAATGTCTCCAGTTTTATCATAAACTGCAACATGCAATTCATCTAGTTCACCCCGAGCGTTTGCAGTTGCCCAATCGGATGTGCCGGGAGCACTGTCAAAGAGGTCACTGAAACGCCAACGTCGGCGAATGAGAGAGTTATCAGGAATAATCGTCTGAAGACCACCACCAGCTGGGTCATCAAGAACCCGAATGGTGAGAGTTTCGGAGGAAATCGCAGTAACTTCGTACTCTACGTTACCTGTTTCTACTTTGTCATGACCAGCAGCTGCTGAAAGCACCAGAGGAATATCGTTTGCAACTGTAATTGCTTTATCTAAAACAACAACGCCGATAACCGAACCAGCACCACCACTCTGAGAAGTTACTGATGCAATCTTAACAACTTCGTCACCGTCTGAAATACCAGCACCAATCACACGTTGGCCAGCTGCAAGAGCACCAGTTCCACCATCAAGAGTAAGAGTTTTAGATGCAACTGTAATTGCACCGTTAACTACTGAAACGATAGCACTTGCATCGTAGAACTGAATGATGTCCCCGATTATGATTGACGCATCTGTTGCATTTTGGTCATCAACTGTGATTTCCAAATCACCAACAGCGCCAGCACCATTAACTAGGTTAAGAGAACCAAGTTGTTGTGAAAATGCTCGGGCGCTACCACAGATATCCACACCGATTGAGTTACCCCAAGTACCAGCGGTTCGAGCAGTCCACTCACCATGAGAACCTTGTCCTGTGGAGAAACTGGCCTCATAATGGTCATCGTCACGAATGAGGATACCACTGGTTGCACCAGCGTTTACAACGGTTGATTCTGCACGAACCACCCTGAGTGCGTCACCATACTGCAAGAAGTTTGCAGCGGTGAACCAAAACTCAAAATTTGAACTGTTTGGCTTACCAAATGTTTGTAACAGCTGTTCTTCCGAATTAATAGCGGTGACAGAACTTACTGGACCTTTTTGAAAAGGACCGGCGATGGCACCGATAGACGTAGATACAGCAGGAACAACATTTGTAAGATCGATTTCCCTAACGTGTACGCCGGGTGAAACTAAGAATCCCATGTCTTTACTCCTATCTTAAAGAGTTGTTATTGTTATACAGATATTTATAAAAAACATCTTTTACACAACTCAGTTTTTATAAGTGTTATATCATATAAATAGAATTATGAATGACCATTATATAAAATATAAAGACACTATCAAAAAAGTTTCACGAAAAAATTATCAGAAACGAGTGTTTCTTTTAAATGAATTTCTCACACAGAAATCATGTATTCACTGTGGAGAGTCCGAGCATGTCTGTCTCAAATTCTGGCCCCATGATGCAGAGATACGCAAAGTATCTAAAAGAGTTGGAACTAGTGACGACAGCCG